TATTGGCTTGATTGTATGCGGCTTGCGCTAGTGTGGTTGCTGTATTAGCTTGAACATATGCATTGTTAGATTGTGTATATGCGCTGTTGGCTTGAGTGTATGCTGAGTTTGCAGTATTCCATGCATTGGTCGCTCTTGTTCTAGCGATATTATCTACTGTACCACCACCGCCACCAGACTGTGCTACAAATTCAAATTTTTGTGTAGTTTCATTAAATGATAAAACATATCCATCAATAAGATTAGTTGTGTCAACATCATCAAGTCTACGTAGATTGACTTCACCACCACCATGTGAACCACCACCACGATCCGATAGAATCGTATTTACTTTTGCTTTGTACTGAGTTACATCTTTCTGTAAAACTTCTTTAAATTGATTGATAGATTGTTCAATTGCTTTTATGTCTGCGTCTTTACCATCCTTACCTGGAAGACCTTGAACGCCTTGCGGTCCGATTTCACCTGCGGGTCCTGCTGGTCCTTGAGGTCCATCTCTTCCGTCTTGTCCTCTATCGCCTTTGTCTCCTTTAGGACCTCGTTCGCCTTGAAGACCCTGTACTCCCGCTGGTCCAACAGGACCAGTTGCGCCATCTTGTCCATCTCTTCCGTCCAGACCATTTTGTCCATCTGCACCCCTATCGCCTTTCTCGCCTTTCTCGCCACGCTCACCAGCAATACCTTGTATGCCTTGTTCGCCTTGTGGTCCGATAGCGCCAGTGTCGCCTTTGTCTCCCTTGTCACCTTTCAGTCCACGTGGACCTTCAAGTCCCATATTACCTTGTGGACCAACTTCACCTTTTGACCCTTGTGGTCCCATCTCGCCAGGTAAACCTTGCGGTCCACGTTCGCCTTGTGCGCCTGTAGCACCAATAGGACCTCGCAAGCCTTGTGTGCCTGCCGGTCCTTGTATGTACTCAACGATTGGCTGTTTTGTTTTTTCTTCTAAAAAAGATTTTAATTTCTGTATTTCTTTTTTAGTATATGCAACAGACGTTGCAATTGCGACAGCATCGTTTAAAGCATTATTATTTTCCTTCTTTGTCACCTTTAGCCTCTTCAACTAATGTGCCAAAAAATGCTGTCATTGATTTTGCTAACTCTCTTTGATCTGCATCGTCAATTGTTCTAGTTTCGGTTTCTTCTTTCTTTACGCTAACTTCAAGTTTATGAGTTGCAGGTGCTGGAGGAGTTTCAGCAACTGGTGCTTCTTCAACTGGTGCTTCTTCTTGATTAGCTGATTCTTCTGCCATCTGTTCATCAATTTCTTTGATATCATCTTCAGATTGTTGAAGAATATTTTTACGTACATACTCAACTGAAAAATACTTGCCAACGTAATTGTCAATATCAGAAAGAATACCCAAACGTTCTTTCATAATTTCAACGTTCTTTAATTCTGTAAAATGTGCATCTGATTGATAATCATAACTAATTTCTTCTTGCATCTGTTCCCACTCTTTACGAGTACAAACGCCTTTGAGAAGTAATTGTGTTTCCAATAACTTATCAAATAAATGAGAAAATCGTAAACGTAATCTAGCAATAAATTTGCCAAACTTCAATTCATCTCTAGTAATCTCAGAAGCACGTCCTAAAGAGAATCCATTATCAGACTCTAAACGTGAAACTGGAACATTCAACGACTTAAACATTTTCTTTTGAAAATATAATACGTCTTCAATCTCGCCTAAGTTTTGTCCACCTTGTAGTGTGGTAATCTCAGTACCTTTACCACCTTCTCTACGTGGCAACCAAAAATCTTCAAGCATTGTTTGATAACGTCTGTCATCACGAATCTCGCCAGTAGTTGCATCATACACTAATTTGTTCTTGTACTTCTGCATGATTTCACGCAAGTACTGTTCGGCTTTCATCTTAGGCAAGTTACCAACGTCAATGTAGAAGATTCTACGTTCTGGCGCTCTTGCAATACGATAGATAACTGTTGCATCTTCAAGCATACGCAATTGATTAAGCGGTTTGATTGCTTTGTGCATGTGCGAGATAATTACTTTACCATCTTTATCTGTTATTCCAGAATGCGTATATGAAATTGAATCTGCGGCAATTTTTACACCTTGATTACCATCATTAGCAAATCCTTTATCCGAGTAAATAAAATACTCATTGTATTGAGTTGTAGTATTTACATTTCCTGTTGCAGGATTCTTTTGTGCTTTCTTAGCTTCACGAACTTTACGAATTTTACGTGGATCAATGTAGCGAACTTCTTTTAATCCTTGTCTAGGATTCTTTTCATCAATCATCATGTGATAGTAAAGTCTACCATCAATGTACCATCTACGAAAGATATCATACCCTTGATTGTTGAAGTCTAATAGTTTCATCACATAGTAGAATTCTTCACGAATTTTATTTTTGATAGATTCTGGCTGTTCTAGTTTATCTAGAATAATTTGAACTGGATAATCATCTTTGTCAAATACTAATGATTCATTGACAATATCTTCAATAGCCGCATCGCATTCTGGTTGAAGAGCCATTTCACGATATTTTTTAATTAAGTCAGAATCTGATCTTATTTGCCCTTCAAGATCCATGTAGGTGCCATAGATTCCACCGCCAGAAATCGGAACGGAACCATCTTCGTCAGCAGGTGGGGCAAAAGATTTTAATTGTTCAGATTCGGTTTCTTCTTTACCGATCTGATATCCAAAAAGTTTGAAGGCCATATTTGAGTCTCTCTAAAAAAGAAATGGGGGCGTAATAGCCCCCATTGTTTGACAACTATTACGCAATTATTTATGTTGCGTAAAATTCATTATTTAAGCCTTTTCTTTTTTCTTTGCAGAAGACTCGCTAGATACACCAGCATCAGGGCTTTTGGCATCAGTACCAGCGGCAGAAGTACCACCAACATCCAAATAGTGATATTGGAATGTAACAGTAAATTCCTGAACTGCGTCTGTAGTATCATACGACAAGTCAATAGCAGAAACATCAGTCGGAAATGCATCATACAATTCATACACTCTAGCAATAGTACCATCAGGTCTTAATTGCTGAACTGTAATCTTGCAACGATATGAATCTGTTGCCGCTCTTTTAGTTAATGAATTCTCGCCATCAGGATCAACAATGTATTTCATCCAGTTGTCAAAAGATTTACGAATATTTTGTGAGTCATCATTAACAAATGTTGCCGTCCAATCTGCATATGTTCTGTCACCAGGAATTTTAATGCGTCTTCCTCTGAATGGAACTTCAATTATACCCAATGTAAATGCTGGAATAGCACCGGATTTACATAGAATAGAAGTATCAGACAAATCAACACCAGTTATAGCATCTTCTGGTTCAATTAAAATTTGAAATAAATTTGCTTTTGATCCACCGTTTAGTTTTTCTCTAAATGTATTAATATTGAAAAAATTAGTATTTGCGGTATTTGCGGTTGCCATTTTTTATTCCTTATTCAAATGTAAAGTAGTCGTAAGACCAAGTTACAGTAAACTCTTCGAGTGTATCTGTAGAGTCATACGATAAGTCAATAGTACTGATATCACTAGGCCAGCAGTTTTCTAGCGTATATGAATACACCGGATCGCCCGATTGATTAAGCTGTTCAACTAAAATAGTAGAAAATTCTGTTGCACTTCCACCAGTAAATGTTTTAGATGTTGTTGAGTTGTAGTCCGTTGTACCATATACTTGCTGTAAACTTTCTAACGCTTCTCTAATCGTATGATTGGAGTCATTGATAACTGTTGTTGTCCAGTCAGCAAATGTTCTATCTCCAGCCGTCTTGAATCGTCTGCCTGCCGCAAATGGAACTTCGATAATACCTATTGTGGAGCCTGGAAGTTGAGCGGCTTTGCACAAGTAAGTAAAATCTTCATCGGCAGTAACAGCGTTGTTTGCGCTGAAAAATCCATTTAATGTAACTCTGAATAAATTTGAACGGGCGCCCGTATTAAGAACGTCCTTCAAATTTTGAATTGTTGTAATTGCCATATAATTCTCCTTATATATTCTCTATTATTTATGCGGCAATTGTATTAAATGTAGCAGTACCTCTTACAGAGACAAAGTTAAGTTGAATGAAGTTAACAGAACGGATTGGTTGTACGAAAATATCGCAAACGAATTCGTTAGAATTTACTACATCTTCTGGATTGTTTGATTCGTCACAAACAACTCTGAATGCTGTAATACCTCTTCTAGACTGAACGCTTCTCAAGTAAGGAATAACTAGACTTACAAAACCACTTCTTGTTGTTGCATCATTTTGGTCAAACAATACATTGTCTGCGGCTTGCCCGATTGTCTTCTGTAATTCGATAAACAATCTACGAACGTTAACACGATTCATTGAAGTATTTTTCAATGTAAATGTCTTGTCACCAAACAATACTGTACCACGACCAACTTGTGTGATAACTGGATTAATTGACGCTTTGTACAATGTGTCTCTGTCAGCTTGTTGTGGGTTGTATGCTAAACGAACTAAGTTTTGAACACGACCATTTTGGAAACCTGCTGGAGATAACCATGGTTCACGATTCAAATCGTTACGTGCCATGCAACCTGCTGTATCAGGATTCAATGGAACATAAACATATGTATCATTGTATTTGTCGTATTGATATTTCCAACCGCTGTCTGCAATTGCGTATGTAGAACGTGTAACTGTATCTGCCCATGTGCTGATAGCAGATGCTTCAGAACCAGCATTGTTAACAACGTTTGCTCTTAGTGGAGAAATTGTTACAATAACGTCTTTTCTAACTTCAGCAACATCAGAAATAATTCTGTTTGCTACTGTAGCAGTTGCTTGTCCAGCTACAATAATAGATGCAGGGATTTCTTGCTTATTTGCAAGTAAAACATAAGATGATGCTCTATCGCCATCTGTAATTGCATTACCATCAGAACCACCAGCTAATGAGTACGCTTTAGGCGTATTGACTGCGGTGAATGTTGTATTGGATACTGTGTTACCCCAATTAGTACCAGCGGCATCGTGAGCAGTCCACCAAATATAATCTGAACGGTCATTGATTGCGCTTTTGTAGTAATTGCTTCCACCATTATCTGATTTAGCATCAGAACCTTTAGAGAGATAAGCATATTTTTCTAAAACTGTTCCTGCTGTTCCTGTGATAGCACCAGTTCTGTCGGCAATAACTACGTGCAATTCATCATTTGCACCACTAACTGATGAAGCGGATCCGGATGTTCCTGGTGCAGAATTAAACTCACCAAAGTATTCCCAACGGCGTGTTCCTGTTACTGCTGAAGCACCAGTTAAGTGTGCAGATTCAATTGTCAATGATAGTGCGTTAGCAATTGCTGTAACTTTAGTTGCACGACCACCCAATACAATAATGTCGCCAACTTGCATTTCTGTGTTTGCGGCAGTACCAGAACCAGTAACTGTTGTAGAACCTGCTGTTACTGTATATGTGCCTGTCAATGTGTTAGAGTACGCATTTGAACTTGGGCACAAAGAAACTTTAAGTGCATTTCCTAATGCACCAGAATAACGAGCCGCCCATGGACCAACGTTAAAAGATGCTGTGTTAATGTATCCGTCATCATTTTTAATTGATGTACCAGTACCTGCTGTACCTGAACCAGTTGTTGCTTCTGCTGTAGAATTTAAAGCTGTGTTTGCGCTACGAACAACGAACAATGAACCAGAGTAACCTAAAAAGTTAGCGGCTGATAAAAAGTCAACGATGTTAGTTGCATTTGGTTTACCAAATTTACCAACTAAATCAGTTTCGTTTGCAACTTGTACTGCTTTGTCGATAGGACCCCAACGGAATTGACCAGCAAATGCGCCAGATGTTGTAGATACCGACTGTGAGGAAGATACCAAATCTTGTTCGGTGATCTTGATTCCTGGTGAAATTAGACTTATAGCCATTGAATTCTCCTTGTTATAATGATGTTTTTGTTGTTAGGTTTGTTTAATTTATTTATAAAAAATCAGATTTGTGATAATTTTCTATCTGCCAAACCTGTCCACTCACATCAACCAATTGATTTTCTTCTTCACCTGTATTTATAAAACCGAATGGAGTGACCTCTTCTTCAATCATTTTAATACGTGCATCATATAATTCTTTTCTAATATTAATATTTGTCAAGTCTTTAAAATATGAGTTTGTTGTTAACCATGAAAATAGCACTAAAGGCATAACCAAGTCATCGTGATATCCTTCATCAGCAGAGTAACTGTTTCTCTTTTCAATGAACGTTGAAATTTCTGCTATAGTATCAGCATCTGTAATAATAAGTTTTTTCTCTTCAACCAAAGACTTGAAGTTAGAACACCCAATGCGTTTAACTTTCTTGTCGGTAATAACTCCGAGTTGAGTTTTTCCTCCACCAAATCCCCCATTAACAACTTGTCCTTGAGGTGTTCTGCTAACAGAGATGATATTTTCATATTCATACTCACCATAAAGAATCTCTGCAACTTGTTCTGAAGAGTTAATTTCGATTAGAATGTATGCTTCATTGTATTCTTTGCCGACTCTATACAATACTGATGGATACAAAAGTGGACTGATTTGATTATTTCTGTACTTACCAACAATCTTGTATGGCATCTCGGCTATATCAATAATTTGAAATGCTGAATAGTCACCGCCAACACCTTTAGCGGTGTCTGCAATGATACAGTATGCGTGATCCTTCTCTACCTTCTCATAAATGTCAAGTCCATCTTTCTGATAGATGATAGGTTTAGCAGACATTTGTGCAATAGCGTCAGATGCAATGAGTGTGAGACTAGAACCTAAGAAGTTACAAAGAACCTCTTGATTGAATTTCAACTCACCAAGCAATCTGCGCTGTTCGGATGCCCATTTTTCATCACGTCCAGGAATCTCCCAATACGGAATGAATAGATTGACGAACCCGTTTCTATCGTTCTCTGCGTCATTCCAGAACTTCCAGAAGTGGTTATATCCTAGTGGGGTAGAACTTAGCAGAATCTTTGTTGTTTCACCAGCAGAAATCGTAGGATAAACTGAGGTAAAGAATTGTTCTGCTACATTGTTCGGTATGATTGCGGCTTCGTCAACGTACAGCAAGTTAACTGACTTACCACGAATACCTGATGCGCTTGTTGCGGCTGTGAATACAATAGAACCATTCTCTAAAGCAATGTCACCCTTGTTCCATGTAGTGACACCTTGCTGAAGCCATGTAGGAAGATTTTCATACATGATTTGATAACGATACAAAACTTCTCTAGCCGCAGTCGCTTTGTTTGCTAAAATCGCTACAGTTTTGCTTCCCTGAAACAATGTATACCAAAGAATATAAGCGGCTGAAGTTGTTGTCTTACCTTGTTGTCGACCTTCCATAAGAATAACTTTACGATTCTCATGGATAATCTTTACTTTGTTCTTTTGACAATCATAGAGTTTAAATGGCTGAAGCCCGTGATCTAGCGTGACAATCTTACAATAACTTTCAATGAAGTATATAGGATCGTCAGCACATTTCAAGTATTCTTCAATTTCTTCTTTTGTGAAATTGAGAGGAACACCAGATGCTTTTAAAAGAGAATTCCCTAGATAGGATTTCGCTGTCATCTCTTACCAATTAATTTTTGTAGTTCTGCTGTGCTACCAACAAACAATGCATTCGTTACGTGCTGTGGTTGTTGCGTATCGTCTTTTTTACTTTTCAAATCTTTTACTTTTTTACCTAAGTCCAACAAATCTTTATTCGTGTCTGATAACGTTTTAATTAACTGACCAACAACTTCGTATGCCCTTGGAGACTCACCCTCTTTTGCTAAGAAGATAATGTTTTCCATAGCGACTTTGCCTTGCTCAATGAACAACTTGAGATTCTCTCTCGCATATTCATAGTCAGCATCAATAGATTCATCATTTGGTGCGCCAGTAGTTTCTTTTGATTGTTCTACTACTACAGGTACCGATGCTTGTTCAACAATCTTACCTTGCACATCAAAAATGTCATTCAATTTATCATTAACAGATTTTTTCATGTATTATTTGTAATTGTTTCATTAACGTTAAATTCGGAATCACCACTAAATGACTGTATATTTATGATGTTAGAATTAATCCCATCTGTTAATGAAGTGTTAACATCTGCATTCGAAATATATTTGAACTTTCTGCTAGGTCCAAATAGATATCCTTTAATCGTAAAATCCATCTGCCATGAAAGAACTCTACGTCCATCAAAGTCGCCTTCATATGAATCATCAACAGTTACGCTATTTAATTCAATTGGTATATCCATATTAATTCCTAATTCAGGAACAAGTTTCATTGTAACAATCCAGTCTGGTGTAAAGAATGGAATAATCTGTTCGACAATCTGCGTACCATCTTCTGCATATCTAACTAATGCATATAAAGAGAAGTTGATATCGTATGGAACTGGCGTGTAGGTATAATTAAAATCATTACCTCCAGTATTGAGTCCTTTTACAATCTTATGTGCGCTATTCAATTTTCTTTGTGGTGCATAATTAATGCTTGTGAACTCAAATCCCATTCTAGGAAGGCTAACAGAAAGTGGACGATTCAAAGTTGGATCATTTAACACACGCTGAACAAATTTTTGTTTAGGCGAATATTCAATAGGAACGCTGATTGTTTGTTGTTTAATTCCGTCTGCATCATATCTTTCGACTTGAATTTCATTAAACAAGTTTCCAAACATAACGACATAGCGCCTTAACGTGCCATGGTAAAAATCGTGACCGAACATCATAGTTAATAAGTCCTTGTAAGTGCAAATGGATTTTGTTCAGAGAAGTCGAGAACATCACCTTCAATGATTTTCTGTCCAATTACTTCGTTATCTGCGGCAACTTCAAATGGTATAACTGCGTCTCCTTCTGCAAGAATTCTAGTACCATCTTCTAAAGCAAAAATACTGTTATCTACTTCATCTAATAGTTTTTCAATGTTATCAGTAGAAAGACTGTATGTGTCTTCGAGTACATCGATTTCTGCAACACCAGTATCAAGTTTTTCGCTGGAGTATTCGAATCTATCGCAACGCATTTCAAACGTGTATATGTCACCTAACTGATAGAAGTTTTCAATGTTCTCTGTAAATTTAATTTCATACATATAACCAAGCAAAGGAATCCAAATTAAGTCTCCTTCTCTCGGTCTTAAAATATCTGTGTAGTCATAAGACTGCGTATCTATAAGATATCCGTCATCTTCATTTCGAATGTTGTATCCGTACTCAGTATTAATTAATGGCTTAAGTGATTCAATGAATCTGTGCTGTGCAACAAGAAACGTAATCGATTCATCAATCTGAAGACCAAACTTAGATAAGAAATCTTCTTGCCCTTGGAAGCCGTCAAAACTCTTGACGTACATTTCCATAGACAATGCGTCTACATATTTCACTAATTCATCTTCACCATAAATTTTATCTAAATTGACTTGTGTTCTTGGAATGTAATATCCATCAACACCATAAATTTTTATAGCCTCAGATACTAAATCATGAATTAGTTTTTGCTCTTGTTTTACAAAAGCATATTGATTAAAATAACGATTACGTGCCATGGTTAACCTAGCATATCAGTAACAGGCAACGAGTATGAACTAATCATTTCTGATTCCATTGTCTGTAATTCATCTACCGCTTCGTCCCAAATTTTCTGTCCGTTAAAAGAAACTCCACCTGGCATTGAAATACCTTCAAACTTTTTCAAGTTTTCACCCCATTGTTTTTTAATTAATGCTGTAGTATATTTTTGAAGCCATCTGTCGTTATACATATCTGTGTATGTGTCTGGATCAATTTTTTGATACGCTTCGATAATGATGTATTCGCCAAGAACAACTTTTTCACCCCAAGCAATGTCAACATATAGTTTATTTGAGTGACGTTGAAAACGAATCGCTTGTTTACCAACAAATAACTCTTCTGCTAAAGCAACGTTCTGCAATGCCATGTAGTATGGTGCAAAAGGACCTGTGTTGAAAGCAAACAAATCGTTCAATGCAATCTGATATCTTAGATTGAATAGATTGTTTGTGGAATAACTATTGCCTAATGGAAGAATATTGATTACACCAATGACAGAATCATCTATTGAAAGATACTTGTTATCAATGTCTGTTTGTGTAACTTGATGTGCTAGATAGACTTTTTCTGTTGCGTCATAGTGATAATCGTAATAATATGAAAGTGCAATTTCTATGCAGTCTTCAACTTGATCGTTATCTACGTTTATTTCTAACAGAGGCGCACCCAATCGTCTGAGGCAGAATTCTCTAAACTCATCTCTGGATGCTGGTTTGCTTGTACTCATTTAATGTGCCCCTTAAAATGTCTTTACTCTATTTATCATTACCAAATATTGCATTTTACGTTTGCTTGATTTTGTCTGCTAAATAAAGTATAATGTTATAAGCGAGGTGAATAATATGGAAAGACTAGAAGGTTTTGTGAAAAAAGGTTGGGGACATGAATTAATTTGGGCTACCAACGATAAGTATTGCGGCAAACTGATGAAGTTCAACAAAGGCGCAAAATTCAGTATGCACTTTCATGCTGAAAAAGATGAATCTTGGTATGTGTTAGATGGTTTATTTATGATTAAATTTATCGAGACTAAAGACGCAAGTATACATGACGTAACGTTAAAAGCTGGAGAAGTTTGGCGCAATCGTCCTCTACAACCACATCAAGTTATTTGCCTAGAAGAAGGCACAATCATAGAAGTTTCCACACCAGATAGTGTTCAAGACAATTATCGTGTTCTGCCTGGAGACAGTCAGCAGAACAAGGGACAATAATGATACTTGTCACCGGAGGATTTGGATTTATAGGTTCAAACTTAATCAAATCATTAAACGCAAGAGGCATCACAGAAATCGTAGTTGTCGATGATTTGGCTGACGGCAATAAAATGATGAATCTAAACGGCACAACGTTTAGCACCTATTATGATGCTGATTCATTTTTTGATACATTTTCTGATTGGGATAGTGTCAAGTTTATTTTCCATGAAGGTGCAATTTCTTCTACTAGAGAACTGAATGGAACTTTATTGATGAAAAGAAACTTTGATTTTTCATGTAAAATTTTACAAAAAGCATTTGAGCATAAGATACCATTACAATATGCATCTAGCGCAAGTGTTTATGGACAGATACCTCATAATTATGCTGTACTAGAAGATGCGCCGATGCAACCTCAGACGCCATATGCATTCACTAAATATTTGTTTGATAAAAAAATAACTAAACTAATAACATCGGAATACTTTGACAAATATGAATTTAATATTCAGGGACTTAGATACTTTAACGTATATGGCAACAATGAATTGCACAAAGGCGACCAAGCAAGTCCAATTACTAAGTTTACTAAGCAAGCAAGAGAAACTGGAAAGATAAGAATCTTTTCTGGTTCAGAAAGCATGTTTAGAGACTTTGTGTGTGTCGATGATGTTGTTCAAGCAAAGTTAGATTTAGCATTCAATAAAATGAGTAGCGGTATTTTTAACATAGGCACTGGTCATGCAGAATCTTTTGCTAGGGTCGCAGAAATTATTGCACACAGAGAGAATGCTAGAATTGAAGTTATACCTTTCCCCAAAGAGTATGGAGATAAGTATCAGCATTGGACTTGTGCAGATTTAACTAAGTTGAGAGAAGTCGGAATTCAAACAAAATTCAGAAGTATAAATGAATATTATCAAATTGCATAGGAGTTAATAATGGGAAGATTTTCAATAGACAGAAGCATGAACGTTGGTGGACAACCACCATTACCTACTATGCCACAGCCGCAACAGTATGGAACACCAAATTATAGTTCGCCATACGGACAACAACCGCCTCAACAGCAAGGCATGATGCAACAGCCTCAATCACCCGCAGGTTGGCCAACCTTCTTCCCTAAAGAAACGATTGGTATGGACAGAGGTGTGTTTTTAAATGATTCTAAACCAATTCTTAGCGCATCTGATATTGAAATGCTTCCTGGTGCGTTAGATGCAATTCGTACAATTCGTTTAAAAGGATATAAACTTGTTATATTCTTCAATGAGCCTTTAATCAGCCAAGGCAAGTTAACTACTCAAGCGGTAGATTCTAATGTTCAACAGTTAATGAATTATTTTGGGCAAGCTGGAATCTTTACGATTGATGGATTGTTATATTCAACATCTAACATGAAAGAAGATTTATTTGCAATGCCAAATAATGGCATGATGAAACGTGCAGAGAATGAAATGAAAGTCGCATTCAAAGGTGGTTACTTTGCAGGTAACAAGTTATACAATCTAAAAGCTGGTGACTCTGTACACGCAAAACCCATTCTAATTAAATCTCCAGGTTATCAAGATGCAGAGACTAAACTAGACACATTTGCAAATAAAGAATTAAAGAATAAAACAAAAACATTTGAATCTCTATTAGATTTTGCAAATTCTCTCCCATAACAAAAAAGCACCTTTCGGTGCTTTTTTTTACTCTTCAGTTTTTGATGTTTCTAAAACTGTTTCTGGAACTTCAACTATAAGTTTTTTTGTTTCGGTTGAATTAGGATCAGCAATTAATTTTTTAACTAAAACATTCAACTCAGGAAGATACAAATATTTCAATTTAGATCGGAATAGTGTGCCTAAAGCATCTTGTAGTGTTTCAACTAAAGGCTCACCAGCAAGATTGAATGAAGTGTTAAATATAACTGGAACACCAGTAATGTCTTTATATGCTTTAATCAATTCATAGAAATGCTTGTTATTCTCTTCAGATACAGTTTGTACACGACATGTATCATCAACGTGTGTAACACAAGGAATCTCACTTACTTTGTCTGCCGCAACATTAACTGCATACATCATAAATGGAGACTCTTCAAGTCCAGCCATGTCAAACCAATCGTTTGCATCTTCTAGCAAACAAGACCCTGCAAATGGTCTAAACCATTCCCTGCCTTTGACAATGTTAACCTTGTCTTTACCCTCAGGGTCTCTTGCATCATAAAGAATAGAACGATTACCCAATGCACGAGGACCAGCTTCTGAGCGGCCTTGAAAGATTGAAACAATGTTTCTGTCAGCAATCAATTGTGCGATTTCTTCTTTTGTAGTAGGAGTCACTTCAATAAAATTTTCAGCTTTCACTTGAGTTAAAATATCTTCAAGTACTTCTGTTGAATACTCTGGTCCATAGTAAATGCTTTTTTGCGGACTACTTCTAAAATTTTTGTTATCAGGATTATTGTGCCACGCAAGTTTAGCAACACCAATTGACGTTCCTGCATCATGTGCAATAGGTTCAACGTAAATGTTTAGATGTGGAAAACGTTTCTTGAAGTAATAGTTTGCAACGCAATTCAAACCATAACCACCTGCAATAACAATATTCTGAATTTCATCTTTGAGTGCGGCAACTGCACCTTCAATGTAATCACCAACAAGTTTTTGTGTATCTTGCTGAATTTGCCATGCAAGATTCTTTTCAATGTCAGTTAATTTTTCGGGATCATTATGCCATTCTTTAGGATCACGGGTTCTTGCGAGTTGAGGAAATCTTGCTTCATCGATGAATGCTCCAGCTGGATACATTGGCAAAAACACATCCTTAGACCCTCTATTACCATTGAATAAATTTGGAATAGAATCATCTTTCTTTCCATATGGTGCAAGTCCCATAGTCTTACCAGCTTCAATGAAACCAAATCCTAAGTACTGAGATACTGCTTCATATGTTTTTGTGATAGTTGTTGCACCACCATCAAAGTCAAAAATATTGGAACGTACTTTGTTTCCAGCATTGCTACCATATACTTTAAGCATTGGCGAGAATTTAGTTGGATATTCACACACCCAAATTGATTCTGTCTCATATCCTTCTGCAATATTTTTACCTTCTTCATCTAGCTTTTCTTGTTTCAAAGAACCAGCACCATCTACAATAATTGCAATTGCTTTGTCAAAACCAGAATTATAAAATGCAGATGCGGCATGTCCCAAATGATGTTCATGCCCAAGTTTAGTAACTTTTACTTTAGGATAGAACTTGCGAACAAGTGCAGTATATGCATCTTCACCTGTCCAAGGAAGTTTATGTTCTTCTTGTCCAGTGCCAGCAATAATCAATTCATGAATTTCCCATTTGTTGATAATGTCTAACATGCCTCTGAATGGATTACCATCATACTTAGAACGGCTCAATCTTTCTTCTTCAACATAGTACACAACTTCACCATCTGCAACTAAAGCCGCAGAACCATTATGACCAGGATTGATACCTAAAATATTATAACTCATATTATTTTCCTACCTTTTTTTCTATATCTTTAACAATTGACATAAACAATTCGTCTACGTCTTTATCGGACAAGTCCATGCACTTGTCATTATATCTATCCGCTAGATGTGAGTCTAATCCCGAAATACGAATTGGAGAATATTTCTTTTCAATTCCTTGTCTTTCGTAAATATTAAACCACTCAGGATAAGATACGTTCTTTGCAAATGTCGATCCAATGAAAACAGTTCCTGGCTTTTCAAATGCTCTTGCCATGTGCTGACCAACAGAATCACATCCAACAAAATAATCAGCCGCTTCAATGACAGCAGACCACATTCTCAAATCCATCTCAGGCTTGAATGTGAAGTTATCATCTGGCTGGTGAAATGGTTTTTCTGCAAACAAAATAAGATTATACTTTGTTGAGAGTTTTCTGACTAAACGCAAGTATGCATGTGAATCAAGACCTCTAGAAGAATCATCGATAATGTCAGCACGATCAACTCTTGCACTTCTACCATAGGGTTGAATGATAAGCGTTTTGTCTTTTTTCTGTTGCATCTTTACGTCTGCAAGTAAATTAGCCGCATTCTTTTCTTCTGCTTTGCTAGTGTATAACTTGAGTGGAGGTAAATCAGAATGGTCATGTGTGCCATTGATTTCAATGTCGAACGCTTCGGCTAGAGATACTTTTTGATTATAGTACTCTGGAAGTTTGTATGGTTCTGGACTGATGTATTTGTCTGCGTCTTTTAAGACTAGATCAAAGATACCTTTTGTATCTGCGCTAAATGTAATGTCTTGAAGCAGTTGATTGCCCCAATATAAATTGTCCCAACCCATGACAATAATTTTTATGTCATCTTCAGGTCTTTTGTTTTTAACTAATTTTTCAAGTGCTGGTAGTGCCGCAATCGCTCTTCCGGCACCACCGTCAATATAAATTATTTTTTTCATATTATTTCATAATCCTTTCAAGATGAATAGTGTCGCTTCACATCAAACACTATACTATATATAACTCAATTTGTCAAGTTTTTTTGATATTTTTATGTTGGCCAAGTAAGTGTTGGTAATTCAGACTCAATCTCAGAAAATTCTTTGATTTGTTGTCTCTTACCATCATTTGCATCATTGATGATTTGGTAAAATGCAATCCATGTGCTATCTCTAGCAGTAGATGCATATGTACCCTCATTCTTATATTTTGTTACTGATGAACTTATATATGTTGTCGCATTTCCGATATCGCTATACTTTTTAGTTTTAGCAAAATCATCTAATCTTTTTTGGACAGCTTGCTCTAGAACTTCCAATACTGTAGGAGATGCAGGTAAACTAAAATTACCCGCATCATCTACAGTATATTCTAATGCTCTAGACTCATCAAAGTCGGATGGAGGTAGGATCCACTCATGTGGTCCTATATATTCATCCTTTAAAGTTGCAACTACACGGTTATTCGATATGACAAGTTTCATTTTTTTCTTTTTTAAATGTTAGAACATGTCCACAAATCTTAGTTTAAATGCACATGTGGTGTACACTTGTCCATTTGCATAGAATCCGCTACCACACATGATCTGACCAACTGTCACACTTGGCATACCATTTGCAGTACAAACAAGACATGGATTTCTACCTGCATACGCACACGCAAATGCACATATGACTGAGAAACTAGCCTGTGGGCAGGTTTCCATCCATCCATAAGATGCTCCTGAATATCCACATCTACCCGCACTAGGACAGCATCCAAGATAAAATAAACATCTCGAATGTCCTGAACTAGTACAAGGAGTACAAGGACTAGAACCCCAATTCCAACAACAGCCACCACTATAAACTAGTGGACAAGGCCAACCAGTTAAACGAATACAACATACTCCGCCACACATGCCTTGTGTGAACATGAATGAATCGCAAAATGCGAACAAAACTTGTCCAGGAAAACTTCCAAAACAACCCTGTTGGATGCCGCACGTAATACCACCCCTTGGGGTACTACCACATGTAAACGGACTACCACCGCCACCACAGTTGTATGTATGCCATCCTATGTTACAATAATCAAAACATTTTTCAGGGCAACTTGGATAAGCAGTAGACATACATGTTTTACATCCATAAATTTCTTGGGCACATAATGCTTGATTTGGATAATTAAATCTAGTACTTGCTCCGTAGGTACCGCAACTACCAAAACACGGTATAATACTAACAAAAGTATTTGCACAACTTATTCTACTAGTAAATCCTAGTCTAACAGCATTATTACATGCAGGATTGTTAAAATCTACATAATAACCGTTGCAAACGCAGTTAAAATCTCTAACGCCTGTACCGGAGCTACAATATGAATCTGGACAAGTAATGCTTGAGCCCCAAGTGAAATTATTACAAATTGATGACAATTCGCAACAAGCGCCACAAGCCGCACTAAATGAATAGAAGTTATAAGAACTTTTATCTGGAGATTCTACATATGGCGTGCTAAGAAATAAAATAGTATTTCCTATAGGAACTGCACCGCCAAGTGGCGCACAACCTATCTGAAGTAATTGATTGGCACCACCAGTTAAATCACATTTTCTGGGTGATCCGGCATTCCACTCTAAAACAGTACATGTACTATGCGTTGTAACATTCTCTCCATAGTATGCCTGAACAGTTTCACCTACTGCAAGTTGCCATAGCCATGATCTTATGTTTGTTGTGCATCCCCAAACACATGTCATAAAATTCATTGTTGGATTATATGATTTGTATATGGAACAACAAGCAAATCTATCAAACATGTAACAGAATGGATTGTCAATAGGTCTTTCACAATCTCTAGATAAGCAACCATTACAGAAACAAGTTCCACATATCCAGTTACAAATGTTATAGCATGAAGTACAGTTACAGCAACATGCTGAACAAGAATTTATTTGAAATGCACAAGAATCTGTTCCGCCTGTAATTTTACCTATGATGTATCTTGGAAGCATATATCCATAATAACAACAAGTCGATGGTGCATTAGTATAGCATCCAGCCAGGCCTGAATATGGCGAAGTGACACTAAAGTTGGTTGTTATGCAATCTCCACCAATACCTGAGAAGAATCCACAGCAGAAAGTCAATAGCGCAAATGGATGTGGTTTACCCACACATACTGTCCAAGCGCCAGGTGTGTTATTAGCTAACACACAAGTACATGCATAACCAAAAACAGCATGACTCTTACAGCAAAGATTGCTAATTCTAAATCCAGTCCAGATTCCACATTCACATGTGAATGATCCTAAACCCCATTGAATTTCAACTTTACCGCACTGGCCAGCAGTACATGCATTATAGCTGAAGCCATCACAACATAAAGATGTGAATGCAGTATTTGGAATACAGAATCCAGGTAATCTGAACCAAGTACATCCATTAGTGTTTGAATATAACATTGCAGGACAGCACACGAAGAATCCTGATGTTTTTGCCGTTGTATGATCTGGCGCACCATTAATTGTGTTACAATAATTAACACCATCACAACATGCACACATTGGGATTGTACCTTGCCCTTGCAATTGATATCCACCACCAAGCATCATAAAGTTGCCGTTATTTGATGAAGACAGAGCACCAGATAAATTAACATATGCATTGTAGTAATAAGCTGATTCCTGTGCTGTCATAAAACATTCCATGCACGGAGTTCTTACACCAAATGTAGAACCGACAGTTCCATAGCACCAAGAAGAATTCCAAGGAGATGCTGATGCTTCTGGACAGCAATATCTTCCACCACATGTTGTATTGTCTTGATTATTCCAGAAACAATTAAATTTGTTACTGAATGGTGTTGTTGACTTATAATAGCAAGAGATGAACGAATTGTTATAAACTAAAGCACCTAATTGAGCGCAAGAATTTAATGAGAATATTTGAGTAATGAATGATGTATTTCCTGCAAGATATTCTGTTGTTGCACAAGGAATGCCATAAGTTGATGCGGCAAAACAAGTGAATGTACAACTTGTTCCTAGCGCACAACATGCTGGCAAGTTAACAAGAACGCAAAGCGCACATGCATTTTTAATGAAACAATTTGCAGAAAGTGCATTTGTAAATGCATATGGTCCGATAGCAGAACAAGCAAAAGCCGCACAAGTTTTGCCAGCCTGTAATATGTAATCAATGTATGCAGTTCCACCAAATGCATTACATACTGCTGTTGCACCACCATATGCACTGAAACATGCGGCCGCAGTAGTATCATTAAACAGATAAGATACAATGTTTGCATTTCCGGCTAAACTAGCCATAGCCGCAGAACTTGCAAAAATACAACATGCCGTAATTGGACAAGTAAACATTCTTGCCAAGTTTGTGTTTGATGCGGCCGCACAAGTTAAAAATGTTGATCCTGTTGCAAATGCACAGGACATTGTTAAAGCAGAATTTGAAAAGTGTTTGAGTGTATCGTTACTTGTGAGTAAGTTATCAAATGCGGCACCAGATTGTGCAAAGTTATTAGCAAACGCAGGTGTTGAATAGTAAATACATGCACCAACTGTTGTTTGTGCTAATGTATTTAATGCAGTATTCGAACGTGTTACAGCGAATGTCGATGTGTTTGAAGATGCGGCTAAACAGGCGAATCCCGGAGACTGCAAGATGCTGACAAAATCAGCGGCTCTTGCAGGACATGTTACTATTGTTTCTAAACATGCACCCGAAACGTTTCCTGTTTCAAGTGAGTTTAGTAATCTAATTCCTCGCACTAATGGCATGGTTTTCCCCTTTTTTGCTTATCTTATTAATTATATTTATACTTTTTGGACATATACATTCCATTTGCATACGCAAGTGAAATTGCCAATATTGCAAACACAGACATATCCGTATCCACAAGATACAGAGATTGATGAACATATGCATGGAACTGATCCAATAATTAGTACGCATCCTGTTGCTTCATTGTATCTAGCACGAACTTCTCCAAAATATGGACATCCGCAATATGCTTGTACTTGATAAAAATCTCCCGCTGATGCACCAGGAATGTTCGCATTCATACATACTGGACATCCCTGAACTGAACCTATAGTATTGTCAACTAATACTGTATAGTTTCTGCCTACTCTTTCGAATTCTGTGTATGTTTTAGTAAAGTCCCATGTAGGCGCAGAAAGAATCCATGCGCCTGTCGCTGTCCGAAATGCAGTCTCATCGTCATCTGGTTCTGTTGATGATAATTCAAATACAAAATATCCTAATCCACCCACATACGCTTGTGAGCCATCTGTTGGAGTTGTGCCCCTTAAACTGCCACGACTCTCATATGCATAATTGGTAATAGCATCAACTGCACCCCAAGTTGAAGGTTGTCCTGTGCCTTGAGATTTTAAAACTTGTCCTGTTGTTCCTTGCCCGCCAGACACTAATGAAATCGAACATACATTTGCTAGATTTCTTGTGTCATCAATGACTGTACAACTACCGACTTTAATTGCCATTTTTTATCCTTTGTGTCAACTTGTCTTATTTATAAGACTTAAGTTGGCGAACTTCTTCTTTTAAATCTTTAATTCCTTCTACCAAAAAGGCAATCAAATTCAAATAATTAATACCCTTTGTGCCGTCAGGACGAACCCTAACGATTTCAGGAAGTACTGTTTCAACTTGTTGCGCTGACAGCCCATAAGATTTTTCTTTTGTATCTTTCCAACTAAATCCAAAGCCATCAAGCTGAGATATAATGTCTAATGGATTTACAATCTCCGTAAAGTTTTCTTTTAGTGTTACATCAGAAGATGAATTGTAATCAGTTGACGTTAATAATCCAGAACTTGGATTGAACGTTAATTTTGTAGATGATGTATTTGCACCAACAATTGATCCTGTTGTCACGCTAGTGAATATTGGATAGAATGTTGCATCTGTTGCAATGTTATTTGTAATTGAAACAGCCGCAGAAGCCCAAGTACTGTCACCACGTAAGAATGTCGTAGCGTCTGCTGTGCCTGAAGCAAGTCTTGCTGGCGCTACTGTTCCTGTTGCAATGTTGTTTGCGTTTAATGAAGTTAAGTTTGCACCGCTAACTGCACCAAAAGAACCAGACCATGTGCCTGAAGTAATTGTACCAGTTGATGTGATTGATGTGTTAACGACTGAAGACCCTAATGTTGTTGCGCTTAAAATGTCAACGCCATTGATCTTATATGTTTGCCCCGTTCCAATGTTAATACTGTTTGCGGCTGTAAGCGCACCAATCGACAAGTTTGCCCATGCGAATCCATTATTCGATGTAAAAATCTTTGTCTGTGGTTCAATGTTATAGCCTCTAAACAACTTCCATGTATCATCGGATGAGTCACGATACAATCCAGAGTGAACGTTTGATACGCCCTGATTGTATTGTCCAAAGAAACCAATATCAACTGCGTCTGTTGTATTGTTATTTGCTAATTGAA